TCCGGCATCGCTCTTGTAGCCTACTTTGCGCACTTCTATGGTTATTTCATTACCATTATCGTCGGAACGCTTGGCTGTTATCTTCCCGATTATCTCTAAACGGCAGGTTGTGCCTACGTCCTTGCCTTTTAAGGCGTCTGCCGGCAGACTTATTGACGGGTAGTATTTCTTGTTAGGTTCTGACGGCTTTGCTTCCATCGTTCCCATACTTCTTCCTGCGTCTATCATTTCCATTGCGTTCTCCTTGCGTTAGTAAGAATATGTGTCGTATTTGCCTACCTTGCCTGTAGACTTTAGTTTTTTGCGTAGACTCTGCGCTTCCCCTGGCTTAAAGAAAAACATTGCCTTACCAAAGTCCTGATCGCCCTCTATGGCGTCTATCTGCTTTCTTATGGACGCGTGCCTTGCCTTGCTGGTTACGTCCTTAAATTTCTTACTAGTTGCCTCTTGGTAAAGTGGGCTGTTCTTGCTTACGGAGTAATAGCCTTTCTTTAACACCTCTGCGGCGTTCTTACCAAACTCTTTCTTGCGTCCGGAGCGTAGTCTGTTATACGCTGTCTGTATTGTCATCTTGGTTGTAGCATCGTCCTCACTGGCGTTCTCAGCGTATACCATGTTAGCTATCAGGTCTTTGTCCTCTTTGCTCAGTTGATATTTTGGCTTAGGCATCTTCGTTTTCTTTTTTAACTGCTTGGTCTATAGTGTCTATAAATTGCTTAGGTATCTTCTTCACCCAGCGGAGGATATAGTTTTCGTGGTCTAACAGCTTCAGTTCGGCTATCACTGCGTCTGAGGCGCGGTCTAGGGCGGTTATCGCCTTGCGCTTTTCTATCTTGTTAATGTAGTCGTCTAAAAGCGCTATAAACTCTTTCCATCCGCTCTTGTCGTTGCCTACTAAGTTCTGCAGGCAGGCGGATTTGGATAGCATTTCGTCTAGGAACTTCTGACGTTCCTTGCGTATCTCTTCCTCGGGTAGTCCGGGCTTTGGTCTAAACAGGTTTCCCAGCATTCTGCACCTTTGCTTTTAGTTCCTCTAGTTTACCGGGAGGAACGATTGTCTTGTTTTGTGGGCCTAGTTTGGTCTGCATATCTGCCTTCATACGTTGCATTTCTGCTATTATCGCCTGCTTGGGCGGTAGTATTTTCTGCCAGTCTTTCATTCCCCTGGCTACCAGACCTTGTTTTAATATCTCCCAGGTGGCTAGCATATTCCCGGCTACCATCGGTTGTGGCAGGTATTTTTCCTGCAGGTCATTGGCTACGACTATGTTCCATTGTTGGTCTGAGTTCTGGCTTGTTCCTTGCCATATAAAGTCGAATTGGCCGATGATATCGTCGCCTTTCCAGTATTGGCCCATGAATAACGGTTCGCCTGTTTCTCCCAGGATACGTCTTTCTAGGTTCTCGGGCATGTTCTCGGAGTAGTAGTCGAGTGTCCATTGGCATATCTTAACTAAGATCTGCATTGCCCTTTGCACTAAAGGCTCACGTCCTATGTTGCCCTCTTGTATTGTTCCGGCAAACTCGGTTGCTGTAGGCTTTCCGCCCTCTGGCCGTGTGCCTAGGTTCCAGTTGTTTATGTTGCTTATGCGCTCGGCAAATTGGAGCAGGGTTCCTTCTAGCTCCATTCCTATGGTTTTAATGTCGCCTACCTCAAGGACTCTTATGTCGCCTGTGTTCTCTTCTTCCCACAAAGCGCCTGGGTATACGGTAGGTTTTTCTATGGAGTCGCCGGTTAGGGTGGATTTCTTGACGAATATTTTCTGCATAGCTAGCCAGGCGTTATCCATCAAGGTCTTATGGAAATCGTTCAGTTCGGTCTGCGTCTTGTATAGCTTTTGGAGCATTGACCGGCCTTCAAAGTTCTCGGTATCCTCGTAGGATCCTCTTATGTAGACTCTATCTGGGTATGGTTTACGCCTGTAGTACCAGTGTTCTATGTCTAACAGTTCCTTTTCTTTGTAGGCTACGTCGCAGTAGACTTCTTGTTCTATCGCCTCCGGGTCCTCTAGGTCTATTTCGTTGTTAGCGTTGAATGGCAGACGTCCATACCAGTGGAAGCACTCTACCATCGCCTCTCTATCGGCTACTATTGCGTCTACGCCTTGCTTTTTGCTATCCTTGCGGTTGGCTCTTACTTTTTCTACGCTATCGGCTATGAATGCCTCTTGCTTTACTTTCATTACCATTTCGTTTATGGTCATCCAGAAGCGGTCGCCCTCCCAAAATAGACGGTTCCCGCGCTTGGCATTGGCCGGGTAGACGTAGTCGCAGGCTCTTATGTATTGCAGTTTAGGTTGATTTACTAGTTCTACGTCCTGGCTTACCCATACGTCCTGGGGTTGTCCGGGTGTGTATCCGTTGGCTATTAGCTGTGCTATCTTTATCTGTGTTTCCGGATCGTCCGGCAGAAGCATCTCTGTCTGTCCGGTAGTCTGATTTACGAACGTCATCGCCTGCTCTTTTAGTATCATGCTGTCGTATTCTTTAACCCAGCAGTATTTCAGCGTGGCAAAGGGTAGCTTTATCATCTGCTTAAAGAAGAAGCCTATGTTCTCGTATAGCTTTACTTTTTCCCTTAGCACCATGTCGGTAAATTCGGTTGCGGAGTCCTGATTGGCTACGTCTGAGCTCTCTACGCCCTTGGCTTTCATGTAGGGTTGCTGACTGAATAGTATGTTCATTAGCCTGGCCCAGATAGCGTCGGTTATCCATTCGCTTAGGGCTACAAAGTAGTTGGACGCTCCTTTCCAGGGAACGTCACACTCCCGATCGGAAGCGTCCCACTTGGTCATTTGTTGGTATTGGTGTTCGCACCGCTCGGCTAGCTTGTAGCGCTTGTCGTTCTCTTTCAGGGAGTTCTCTATTTCTTTGCAGATTATCTCGGCTATCTTCTTGGCTTGCTCTGGTGATAGGTCTATTTTCGGGCTTGTGTTTATCATTTTACCTCGCTAGATACTGCTTATTGATCTAAAGCCACTGGGTTTTCTGTATCCCCTGTTGGCGTTCTGAACCGGCGCGAACATATTTACGGCTATGTATTCGCCGGCGTTCATTATGTGCTCGTAGTAGCCGTCCTTAAAAGGCATCTCAAACTTGTCTTTAAACTCCTGCTTTTCCTTGCGTGATGGGTAGTGGTAGCCGCCTAGGAAGCCTTCATTGGCTATGCGGCAGAAGCGCTTGTCTACCTGCAATTGCGGCTTACCGCCTATTAGGGTGGCTAGTTTATGCTCAATAATCTCTTTACGTTGCCTGTAGGCCGATGTTCTGTAGCGTAAGGCTATACCCTTTGACTGCAATATTTGTAGTGATGTTTGCTCGCTCTTGTCGTTCTTCTGGGTTACTGCCGGGTCACCGAAGTGCATACAGCGCGCCCTAGGGTAGTATTGGTTTATTTTCTCTTTAACCAGGTCGCAAAACTTGTCTATGGTTATGTCGGTGCCTAGGATTTCCCTTAGCCATAGCCATCGGTCTTGCAGGTCAATTTGGGTTATCAATACGGCCGGGTGATGAAAGCCGAAGTCCCAGCCTATTAGGAGCTCTTTCTCACTGTTCCAGTCTAGTTCGGTGCTGTGAATATGGTCTTTATAGCCTTGGTAGTAGGGCTTTCCGTCCGGGATATATCCTGTCTTGCCGTATAAATACTTCTTCTTCCAGCCCTCCGGCATACTTTCAAGGGATCCTCTGTAGGCTACGGGCAGGTTTGCCCAGTTTTCGTATGTGCTTAGTTCCCATTTGGTGATATCCTTGTCAAAGTCTTCGCTTGTCGGATCTGTCAGCCGGGTTAGCCAGTGGTCTTCGTTCGGTGCCTCTGACTCTAGCAGGATTATGCAGTGCTGGTTCTCTTGTCTGCACCTGCGCTTTAGTGCGCGGTAGATTACTTCGGTTATTTCGTGCGCCTCGGTTACGATTATTATTGCAAATTCTTGGCTACCTAGGCCGCTTAAGTCCTTTAGTCCGTTAAAATAAGCCCGGCTTATGCCTCCTGATCCGGTCTTTATGTCGTAGTAGTGGTATTGTTCGTTCTTGTCTGCTATCAATTCAGGCGGTAGCACCTCGAAAAACTTGTCCATAATGGATAGCTTAAGGTCTTTAAAGTCGTGCCTGCCCCATAACAGGCGCATGTCGTTGATCTGGGTCAGCAGTTCCAGGGCTACGGCCAGGTATGCCCGGCTCTTTCCGCTTCCTACGCCGCCTTGCAGGTATAACACGGGGATTGTGTCCTGGGCGTTCATAGGCAGGGCTCTTATGCGGTCTACCCATTCTAGCACCCTTTGTTGGGTTGGGTTAGCCAGGTTTACCTCGCCATTACGGGTTCCGAACGGCGCTATCTGTAGGTTTATTTCTGTAAGCATAGGTTATGTTTATCACGGAGACGGTGTTTCCTACTCCGTTGTTCTTTATCGCACCGGCGCCAACCATGAGATCGTGCCAATATTTGTGTCTTGTCTTGTGGTCAGGCACCATAATTCCACCCTCGTCGTCAGCTTTGATTACCTTCCCGTCTTTGCTTACTAGGATCGCCGCACCGATTGAGTCCTCTGCGCTTAAGCCTAGTTTGGCCTGGGCTAACAGGGCTTTCTTAAGGGATCTACTGCTGAGGAATTTCTGTAAGATGTCTTGGACGGGCTTCTTGTGTATTCTATTGTTTACTGCTACGCGGGATATTCCTAGCTCTCTTGCGGTTGCGGCTTGGTTACAATTATTTTTTAAGTAAATCTTTGTTAATGCAGTGGCCTTCTGTCTTGCGGTTATCTCTTTTTGTTTTGGCATAATTGGTAAGGCGCACTTGTGTTGAGGCTTTTATGTTTACTGAGCGATTGCTCAAACTATTTTTTGTTGTGTCCCCCATTGGTGCGCCTTGCCTAAATTATAAAATATTTTTTTATAAATTACAACTTTATTTTACTCAATGTCCTCCTTTAGTAGTATTTTCTCGACGATAGACTTTGCATGAGAAAGTTTGTTCATAGCCTCATCGATTTCTTTAATTTTCTCTAGTGCGATGTGCCGGTCTCTTTTTCTGATCATTATTTTTTTAATCAGTTTACGCAGTTTGCTTTGGGGCAGGGTTACTTTTACTACCCGGAAGCAGAGCAGTTCGGCCATCGTCCTTTCCCTCATTCGGTTGCTACGCAACAGACCTTCTTGCCGCGCGTGTTGATGTCGTATTTGACGTATAATTTGGGGTTTTTAATGCGTTTTATCTCGTTTTTACACCATTTTTCATAGGTTATTTTGCCATATTCTGAGTTTATTATATGGCCTACCTCCTCGAATACCGTTTTAGCGGTTGGGTCCACATCGTTGGCGCTTCTCATTTCATCTCCTTTCGCATCCTGCGTATAATAGCAGTAGGGTTGCTATCAGCAGGATCGCTGTTATTACTGTTTCTATTGCCTCGGGTTTGTTCTTCATAGGCCGAATGCCTCTCTCATATCAGTTTGCCATATTTCGAGTTTATCAGGATGGGATTGAAATATGATGTCGCTTTTTAGCAGGCTTACTACGATGTTCGGCACAACTACTTTCTTCTTGTTCTTTCCGCAACGTTGTTCTTTGTAAAATTTACCGCCTCGGTAGGTTATATCATTCTGATCTAGTGTGCGTTGGTGCAGGCAACAGAATTTGTCTTTGCTTGGTGGGGCACCAAGAATATCAGGCATCCTTTTTAGGATCGTCTTGCATTTTGGGAATTGGCATATGCGCTTACTCTGCTTTGTCTTCACTGCTTGCCTCCTCTTTTAATTGGTTATTCTTCAATCATTTCTTTATAGGCTTGTAATATCCATTTATCAAGCATAGCATTCTTTTGGCTTTCTTCCAAGCTGTCATACCATTTATTTGCTTCAATCAATAATTCTATATCTTGTTTATTCATTTTAAGCCTCCATTCGTCTTTATTCAATTTCTCATTTAATAAATGTTCCTTTATTTATTCCGTTTACTTCTATTTGATATGTTTCTCCAATATTTATTTTATTCTTTTCGTATGCCGTTGCCATTTTCAATGACCATCTATTATCGGCAGTCCCGGAATACCCATCATATGTTGTATTTCCTATCCCGTGATGGGTATATCTGCCATCTGACCATACTTTTATTATTCTCATCTCTTTACCCTCCTTTATTGGGTTATTTACAATAAGCTACGGTGTTCCCGTTTATATCTTGATATTTTACTCTTGACCCGCCCGTAATTTCGAAATCCCTTGCAATTTCTTTTAATATCCTTGAAACCTCTCCTCCAAAATTTTTTTTAAACGCTTCGTTATTTGTCTCTATGGTTATTTTAATCATTTCTCTCCTCCTTGTTTTGGCAAGGCTTGATTGCCTTGCTATACTTAGGAGTATACCACATTTGTGGTATCTTGTCAAGTAAAAAGAATTATTTTTTTTCCAAC